ACCTGACGGCGCTCTTCTGCAAGTTTCTGCGTTTTCCGAGTGTAGTCAGCCTCGCGTTGGTAACCCCGGAGCAGTTCGTCCTTCGTGACCTCAAGTTCTTCGCCATTGACTTTGACGACAAACTTCTCAGGTTGAGACTCCTGCTCTTCGGCTTCCTCTTCTTCGCCTACTACTTCATCCTCAGATCCTTCCTCCGCCTCGTCCTGCAATTCGGCGGATTCTGTTTCTTCGGTTTCCTCGGTCACTTCCTCCGAGGGTGCTTGCTCTTCAGTGTCAACCGGACCTTCGTCCTGGTCTATCATCGAAGCAAAGGTATCTGCTGCTTCATGCACATTCAAACCGGCTTGTGCTGCTTGATCGGACATATCTACCTCTTTAGATTAAACAACTTTTGGCGGACGGCCACGACGCTTCATCGTCACTTCTGCCATGACTCCAGTGTCATAAACAGCTCGCAGCTTTGCCCTGAGAATATCAACTGTGGTCAACAGAAGGTACGCTTGCTCACGTACCTCCTTGTCCATCAGCTTTGTTGCCCGGATTTCCCGGAAGCAATCATCCTCAATCTTCTTTAGCATCTCTACGAGTAGGTCATCTTCTAAAAGACGCTTTGCTCGTTGTCCGCGCTCAAAGTTAAGTTGTTCTTCGTCCATCTCACATCATCGGTTGTGGAGGCTGTTGAGTGGCTGCATCAATAGCAGCCTGGTTCATTGCAGCATCCTGTCGAATGGCCTCGCGGTCCACATTCATGGCCGCTTGGATCTCGGCGTTTTGAATTTGTGCGCCGTATTTCAATTCTAGTTCATATCTACGGAGAATACCATCCTGCTCAATACGATCGCGCTCACGGTCGTCAGCACGGATCATCTTCTCGCGCTCCAGCTCCAACTCAGCAGCCTTCTTCTGGATGTCAGCCTGAATAGCCTGAGCCTGAACCTGAGTGAGCATTTCCTCTGGGGTTGGCTTTGGCGGCTCCTCGTTTTGAGGCATCTGGAAGTCAGCCGGGAGCTGGTTGAAGTAGTTCTGGGCGTCTTTGAAGCCAGCCAGCTGGAGCAGCTTCGTCAAGGTGTTGGTGTACTGGGGCAGCGTCACCACGGGATTCTCAGGACCGTAGCTCTGGAGAATCATTTCCTGACGGGTAGCCACTTGGGTAAGCATGGCCATACGCTCTTCCAGAGTGCCATCACCCACGCCAACGTTGACGATCACGTCCATGCTGACATCCCACGAACGTGGGTCCATCGGCACAAAGGTGTTGCGCAGACGAATCATGCGCTCACGGTCTTGGTTCTCAACGACCAGCTTCAGGATGCCACGGAACAGGCGGCGCAGGCCAGTCTCAGCAAAGATCCGGGCGATCATCTCAATATGCTGGTGGGCAGCATTGACCGTAGCAGACACAGCGGCCTTGGTCGTGCTTTGCAGGGCGTCAGCATCCAGACCGGCAGCAGCCTTGGAGATACCAGTGCGGTTCTGCTTCACATCGTCCAGATAAGACAGCATCGGGAATGCTGCTTCGCCAACAAACGGTGTGGAAAACGGCTGAACCATGCCGGGAGCCCGCATACGGATCACTGCGCCAACCTCGGTGTTCAGCACATCCTCAATGTTGGCTTGACCTTCCACCACGGCAGTACGGGGGTAGATCGACTGAGCCAGGCTGTCAAGCATGCCACGCTGGACGTTGGACTTGATGCGCTGGATGTCCATCGTGACGTCGGCAGGGCACATACCAAAGAAGGTGTGCGGCTCAGGGTCCGGACAGAACGAGGCGAACGGACGCTCGTCAACGATCTCGTTGTAGACCACTTTGTGGCTGTTGCCAATCGTGCAGATCTTGCGCAGTTCAGCAATGCCGTCACCGTCGTAATCGACTTTTTGGTAAGCCTCGATGTACAGCACATGGCGGACGGTCGGATCAGGGTTGGTGCTACCACGAACCACAGCCCACGGATTACGGGCCTGATACTCATCATTGGTGTCAAACTCGTAGTTATCCCCAGAGTTATCCACAACCATGTCGTAGTCATAGCCCATTGCCACCAGCTCAGAAACGGTGCGCATGGAGCGATGGGCAACCAGCGTAGCATCGTCAAGATCTTTGGCCCTGCGGTCAATCAGGAACTCTTCAGGTGGCAGAGACTCAATGCGTACCTTGCCGGTCTTGATGCGACGCTTGATCTGAACGTCGTACATCATGGGCGGTGGCATCATGATGTCTTGAGCTTGATTCTGCTGCTCAAAGCCGGGCATCGGATACTCACGGACGGCAGCGATCTCCACGTCGGGATCGTTGGTCAGCAGCATCATGGACTGCTCATCGAGCATTGTGAAGCTCTCGGCCTTGACCTGAACAGACTCATCCCACCAGTACTTAATGATGCCGGTCTTTCGGACAAGGGCATCTTTGAAGGTGGAGTGCAGGACATGGAAGCCAGGGTTATCGCGCTTTACGATGAAGTCCACGTAATCGGTGGCTTGCTCTGCATTGGCGATGTCTTCTGGGCCATTGGGGGCAAATTCCACCACACGGTCAGGGCCAAAGAAGATGCGCATCAGGCTGGGCAGCATGCCTTGGATGGTGTCTCGGACATCCATCGAGACCACTTGCGAGCGGCCTTCTTCTTCGTCACCGAATGGGTCGCCAAAGTAATATTCAGTTGCTTGGGCACGCTTGGGGGCAATGTCCTCGTCGATAAAAGAGATGGCGTCAACGATCTCTGAGCTGACGATGCCTTGCAGCTCCTCTTCGGACATCACGTCGTCGTCTTGGTCTACAAGTTCACGCTGAAGCTCCTCAGCCATCAGCATCGGGTCCATATCTTTATCGAGCATTTTCTTTCCTTTGATTAGCCTTCAATGTACTTGAGAAGGCTTGCAGATGGTTCGCCATACGAGCGAAGAATGACAGGAATGCCTCCAGCGTACTGAGCGCCGCCACCACCAACGCCGCCGCCACCAAGCCCAGGAGCACTAGCGGAAGAGACACCACCTCCACCGCCACCACGGCGAGATTGAACAGGCTGGTCTTTGTTGTAGTTGACGTCTTTCGGGTTGAGAACATCTGATGTCGGTTTTGGCTGCTGCTCTTGAGGCATGCGAGCAAGGATGTAAGGATCTGTTCCGCTTGCGCCACCCATCCAAGTTTGCTGGGGGGCTGTCAGTTGCTCACGAGCTTGCTGCTGTTGCATTTGGTATGCGGCAGGCGTATTTGGACCGGCAACTGCAGCTTGCTGCTCAGGAGCCAGTTGGTCAAACATGGTTTGGCGACCCTGAGCAAGTTCAGGATCACTCAGTCCAGCGCCAAAGTTCTTGTTGCCAGACAGCATTCCAAATAGTCCAAACATATCAATCCTCGTCTTCCATCTCTTCGTCTTCGGTGTCGTACTCAGTCTTGGCCATCATGAGCATCTGCTTTTGACGATTGGTCATCTTCTGGGTGATTGGACCACCAGCAAGCCATGCAGAGCAAGTACGGTCACCAGCGCACTTAAAGTCAAACAGCTCGCAGTAGCCAAGATCTGCGGCTTCTTCTACTTCCGGAGCGTAGCCTTCTTCGCCTTCTTCCGGGTCAATACCAGAGACAATGCACTCCAGCATCTCAGGCGTCTGAATGAAAGCTGCACAGTTACCACAGCGCATGGTCTGTGCTTCGTCAATGTCGGTGTTCCACTCTTTTGCCCGTTCGCCCCAGTACTCCATGTTGTCTTCTTCTGGGTTGGCAGGACCGTAGTTGACGTTCTTGAAAGCCCAGTTCCTGTTTTTCAGGTTGAGCTTGATGTCATGGGTTGCGATTGGGCATTTCATTGAATTCACCATTTCACTTTGTCTGCCCAGTAAGCCGCAGACATCTTGCCTTTGGCGATGTTCTTGGCATGACGGGCTTTGAATGCTTCGTTGCGCTTGGAGCCTTCTGGAGAGCCTTTGACTCCCTGTTGTCCAAAGCGGATGAGCTTTACGTCTTCACCGGACTTGGCCAGTACGGCATGGCTTTTTGTCGGGTGCGAAGGAGTCTTCTTGGGCTTGTTGTAGCCAGAGAAAGTCTCTTTGCCGCGCTTGATCATTTCTTCTTCGCCGTTTTTGCTGAAGCCTTAAAGGCTGCGGCAGTAGGCGCTCCCTTAGTTCCGGGCTTCCTCATGCGCTCAGGCGTCTTCCCGGCGGCTTTCTGCTTTTCAATACGCTCACGCTTGGCGTGAATATTGGCGTACAGGCCCTTCATTTCTTGCCCCGATTGGTAGCAGTACGGCCACCACGCTTGGGCATAGCGCGACCGGCTTCGCTCATGGCGATGGCAACGGCTTGGTCACGGCTTTTTACTTTGTCACCAGAAGAGGATTTGAGCTTGCCACGCTTGTACTCACCCATGACTTTGCCAATCTTCTCAGCAGCTTTGTCCATACGCATGATGATTCCAATCTAAAAAAAGAGCAGCCATTCAGACTGCCCAAAGTCCACGGCAACTCATTGTTGCTCAAACAATCCCACGGATCAACCGTCGAATTGGCTTTCCCCAGTCGGCTTTACGCCCCCAGGAAACAGTGGCAGCGTCTGATGCGAAGGTGAGTATAAAGGCATCCGCCACGTCTGGCGACTTCAATCCTCGTCTGCGAATATCGTCCTTGGACTCGATTTTGATCTTCCCGTTGGACGTAAACGTGTATCTCACCGTGGCCAGCTCGGCAATCAGATCCTCGTCATTGGGTATCTTGCAGTCCCGCTTTTCCAGCCAAGCCTTGGCCTTATGCCACAGCTCAGCCCTCAAATTCAGGTACGTCTGACCCATAGCCGGGCTCTCAGAGACGTTAATCCCCCTAGCAGGCAGGCCCAGTTCTTGCAATCTATCTACCACCCCGGCTCCCAAACCAATCGAATCCACCAAGATTTCCATCGGCCTGTCCTTGAACTCAACCGAGTTGTATTCAGAAACCACCGCCCCGGTCAGCTGCATCAGGTCCAAATTCCGCCACCTCTGTCTGCCAAGGACGATATTGGACTTCCTCTTACACAGAACTGACGAGTCGGAACCAAACCGGGCCACGTCCAGTCCCCAAACAATGGGGGCGTCTTCGTAGGCAACCACATCCCGGTCTTTGGCGCTTTCCAGCAACTCCATCGGGATAACGGTATCGTCATCGCTTCTGGGGAACTCACCCAGCACCCTGATGCGGAAGGCATTGGATTCCTCCCCATACCGGGTTTTCATTTCCTCCACGTACTCTTTGGAGACACGGGGGGAGTCCACACAAGAAACCCGCTTGGTCCACCACTCGGCTCTCAGGCGGTTGTGGGTGTCAAAGAAGAAGCCACTGGACCGTACAGGGTTGCCAAACAGAATAGTGACGGCGTTATGGCCGGACATCGAACCAGCAGCAGCCTCAAACACCTGCTCCGGGACGCCAGAGGCTTCATCAGCCACCAGCATCACGTTGTCAGAGTGCACTCCTTGGAGAGCTTCGGGCTGTTCAGCTCTTGATGTTCTTGCCGAGATGAAAGCTTCTGTCGGGCTTGCCTTGAGTTCAATCCTCTCTTGCTTGACGTCCAGAAGTTGCTGAATCGGCTCCGGGAGTTCCTTGACCCACCTCTTGAGTTCGGCAAAAAGGGCGTCGTACAGCTGAGCACTGGTAGGGGCTGTCACCACCACCTTGACCGGATACCTGGTCAGCAAATACCAAAGCATGGCCCAAGAACCACCAGTGGACTTGCCCACCCCGTGGCCAGACCGAATCGAGATCTTCCGGTTGCCAGAAGCTACCGCTTGTAGGAACTCTTCCTGCCAAACATCCGGCTCTACACCCAGAACCTCTTTGACAAACGCAACAGGATCATTCTTGTACCGCTGAATAAACTCAACAAATGGGTTATTCATTGGTAATCACAATTCCCTTGTTGGTCTGCTTCAAAGCCTGAAGATGCAGGTCACCAATAGAAATATTCACCTGAGCCTGCTTCTGCTCTCCATACCCTTCCGGGTCCAGCTTGGATGCCATCCACTTCCTGGTCTCCACCTGAAGTCTCGCTTTGTTCACGCCACCTATGGTCGTCTCATCCACACTGTCAGCAATCTCCAAAGCATCCTCAGCCAGCTTCTCAGCCTTCAACTTTCTAGCCCTCAGAACCGCTTCTTTCCGTTCCTCAGTCTGGTTGATCCAGAAGCTCAGCAATGGCCGAGAACACTCCAGAAACTCCGCCAAACGCCCAATCGTCATCCCCTCAGCAATATGAGCACACACAAACTCAATGCCACCCAACTGCTCAATCTTCGCAAACAACGCACGCTTAACAGGTGTTCCAGCCATATGCTTCCTATGGTCACAAAATCAATGTATGGCCAATATACCAAAAAATTTTTTTGAGGGTACAGGTATAGGGGGGAAGAAGTA